ATTTTTAACAAAATATGATAATAGTAGTTGATCTTTAATATATCTACTTTCTTTAGATGGAACCTTTGTAATCACACCATCCCATCTTTTATATAATTGACTAGTATTTGCTATAAAGTTCCAAAAATTACCTGTAATATTAGGGTGAGAGAGACACCTTAAAATGAATTTAAAGAAAACTTTCATTATTTATTAAAGTTTGAAACTTTATATAAATTTTCAACATATACAACTTATGAGGAAACAAATAAACCAACAGTATTGTTAATCAAACATAATCCTTTTTGGTTTTCTAATACATTAACTCTTAGTTTCTTTACATTCATTTTAAGGTGTCTCTCTCACCCTAATATTACAGGTAATTTTTGGAACTTTATAGCAAATACTAGTCAATTATATAAAAAATGGGATGGTGTGATTACAAAGGTTCCATCTAAAGAAAGTAGATATATTAAAGATCAACTACTATTATCATATTTTGTTAAAAATCTACCTCAAATAAGTAGCACTTATATACAAAAAGAATACTCTGATAGATATGACATTCATAACTTCGGAGGTTTTATCTCTTATTTAACAATAACAAGTAATACTTATCCACTAACAACAATTATAAAGGATAACCCACCATGTCAGGAAGATGTATTGGATGTAATTCCATCCTAACAGAAGAAGACTTAAAACGTAAATGGTATTCCTCTCAAGAATATACTAACTTATGTTATTATTGTTTTGACAAAGCAAACGATATTTTAGATTATCAAGAAGAGGAATACTTTGACACATTTCACTCACCACTCCAGATGCCCTAAATGTGCAGACATAGGAAAAGATCGTAATGGTAACAATCTTGCTAATTATTCAGATGGTTCTGACTATTGCTTTAGTTGCGGTTACTTTAGCAAATCAAAAGGAAATGTTACTCACTATGAATTTACTCCAAAGTCAATTATATTCCCTTCAGACGCAACAAGCAGTTACCCTACACAGGTTAAGACATACCTCGATAAATACAACTTAACATCAGAACTTTGTACTAAACATCTTATCATGTGGTCTCCTTATAGAGAACGATTATGCTTTCCATTCTTTGATGACACTGGACTAATAGGGTGGCAAGGACGGTCATTTAATCCAGAGAAATCCAAATGGTATTCACAAGGAGATTTAAAATCAATACTACATATACTAGGAAATCAGAAATCACAACAGTTGATATTAACAGAAGATATTATCTCCAGTATAGTTTTAAGTCAATTCACCAAATACTGCGCCTCTCCACTGTTTGGAAGCCATCTCGCAATAGACAAACTTCAACGATACAAATTACTAAATATTAATAGATTTATTCTATGGCTTGACAAAGATAAAGAAAAAGAATCACTAAAATACAGCTATAAAGCTAGACAACTAGGGTATGATTGTGTTAGTCTTGTAACAGACAAAGATCCCAAGGATTATGACAAAGAAACTTTAAAAAAGTACTTGACAGAAAGAACAAAGTGTGCTACACTTAATTAAACTACTATGTATATATAATATATATATTAAATATAATAGTATTATATATGATCTTATTAAAGACAATAAAGAATTAAATACTTTATTTAAATATATAACAACATTAATCTCTAAGTATGAAAGAGATATCACATATGAAGAATTAACTTTATATGTTCTAACTAACATCATTGATAGAGATAAAGAAAAATTCTCTATTATTCTAAAAGATCTACAAGAACAAGACATTTCATCAGAAATATTTGATGATCTCTTGTTAGATCTTGTTCAAAAGCATAAAGCTCATCAGCTTGCCATCCATGCTATAGAGGTCTCAGAAGGACGAAAATCTTTTAGTGACCTCCTACTATTAACTCAAGATTTAAATTCAACCACAGCCCTTCTAGACCCCTTAGAAGCCCATTCTAACTTTGTTACTGATGACCTAAATGAACTCTATAACGAAACAGTCCATAAACCGGGACTTAGATGGCGTCTCGACGCTCTTAACAGAAGTATTGGATCTCTCCGCAAAGGTGACTTCGGATTCATATTTGCTCGCCCGGAAAGTGGAAAGACTACATTTCTTGCATCAGAGGTTAGTTACTTTGCAGAACAATCCTCCAAACCAATACTCTGGTTCAACAATGAAGAACAAGGAAGCAAAGTCCAGTTACGCATCTATCAAGCGACAACCGGAACAAGACTAATAGAATTATTTGGTAATAGAGAAAAATATCAAAATGAATATTCCGACAAAACAGGAAACAGAATTAAAATCTTTGATTCCGCCTCAATCACAAAGACAGCAGTGGAATCAAGCATTATTCAATACGAACCAGGCTGTATTATCTTTGATCAACTTGATAAAATCCAAGGATTTTCAGGAGACCGCGAAGATTTACGACTTGGAGACATTTATATATGGGCTAGAGAACTTGCAAAGAAACACTGTCCAGTTATTGGAGTATGTCAAAGCGATGCATCTGGAGAAGGAAAACGATGGCTAACAATGGACAATGTAGCAAATGCTAAAACAGCTAAACAAGCAGAAGCAGATTGGATTCTAGGTATTGGTAAAACTCACAATGAGTCTGAAGAGTATCAAAGATTCTTGTCTATCTGTAAAAACAAACTAATGGGAGACGAGGATACAGAACCTATGCTTAGACATGGACATTTAACTGTTAAAATTAAACCTGATATTGCAAGGTATGAAGATTAATGCCATCATATAGAACAAAACAAATCTTACAAATAGCAAAGATTCTTAGGAATACTGAGATTCCTTCTCAATATAAAACTAAGCTTATCAAAGCTTTTGATGAAGTCTTTTACGAGGATAATACAACCTATGATAGATCAAGATTCATAGCAATATCTAATAGTACCTTGACAGATTTACAAGTATGGAATTATAATAGAATGAAATCTTGTGGAGATTTAAATGATTGAATTTAAACATTGGCCTAAGATTATTAGGATTGAAAACAAACGTAAGCCTATCTTTACAGAAAAAATTGATGGTACTAATGCTTGTGTAGTTATTGATGATTTAGGTAATATTGCAGCACAATCCAGAAATAGACTTATTTATCCTAATGATGATAATTATGGATTTGCTAAATGGGTGGAAGATAATAAAGAAGATCTTCTAACTCTTGGTCCTGGTCATCATTATGGAGAATGGTGGGGTCGTGGAATTGGTCGTAACTATGGACAAACAGAAAGATTCTTTAGTCTTTTTAATACTCTTAGGTGGGGACCACACAATCCAAACACACCTAAATGTTGTAATATAGTTCCTATTATTAGGGCTAATACCGTAGAAGATATTATTGCAGAGTTACGTTTCTTTGGTTCAAAAGTAGTACCAGGATGGATGAAACCAGAAGGTGCTGTTATGTATGAACCTGATGCTGATACACATTTTAAAATTATTATGGATAAATAATGACTAAGAAATTATATGGATTAATTGCAGATCTTGGTGATGGTAGTAACACAATAAACTGGTACACTAACAAAACTCTTGTTAATCATCTTCTTAAAGATGAAGAAATTTATTATGGTAATGAAGGTTTACCAGCAGTTACCTTAAATTTACCTGATGATTTTGATCTAAAATCATTAGGAACTTTCTACATTGATAACCAATCTCTTGAAGAATAGAAAGAAACTTTTGAACACATTTGATATCCCAATTAACATTAAAGTACAAGCTAAAGATGAAATTGCAGCAGAAAAGTTTGTCTTTGATTTTTTAAAAATGGCAACTAAGGAGTTCGGAGTTGAACAAAAAGTTGTGGATTGGCAATACTTTGAATTCCTTGCTGAAGAATCCAATTGTACTGGATGTGGAAACCACGACTAGTAACAAAGGTAATCCATTTGATGAAACCAATAAATTAGTTTTAATTCAATTAAAGGATAAACAAAATGCTTATCACTATTGTAGTAATTCTTTTGCTAACAATAGCCCTATCCTGGCCAGAACCTCCTGCCTCATAGGATCTAATCTAAAGTTTGATTTACATTGGATGAGAAGGGAATTAAATTACATTCCTAATTGTCCTGTATGGTGTTTACAATTAGCAGAATTTATTTTATCTAATCAAACCTGGAAATACCCTGACTTAGATACAATGGGTATAAAGTATAATCTAGGTGAAAAAATCCATACAATTAAAGAAAAATATTGGGATCAAGGTATTGATACTGACAAGATACCAATTGAAGAGTTAATTGAATATGGTATTCAAGATGTAGAATTATCTTATGCAGTATTTTTAGAACAAGTAAAAAGATTTTCTACAACAGATCAACATTTATTTCCTTTATTTAGATTACAATGTAATGATCTTCTTGTATTACAAGAGATGGAATGGAATGGTTTAATTTATGATGAAGAAAGTTCTCTAGAAAAATCTAAAGAAATTGAATCTGAAATTGAAAAAGTAGAACAAAAACTAGATACTTTATTAGATTATCCTGAAATTAACTATAATAGTAACGACGATTTATCATTAATTTTATATGGAGGTATAAAAAAATCTAAAACCAGAGTACCCACAGGTTTTTATAAAACAGGTTTAAAAGCAGGACAAGTTAAATATAGACTTCTTGATACTACTAAAATGTTTCCTAGATTGGTAACACCAATCAAAGGATCTGAACTTCTCAAAGAAGGATTCTATTCAACTGACGAACCAACACTAAGAACTCTTGTTCCAAATGCACATACAAAAAAGATTATTACCTTACTTTTGGAACGTGCTAAACTAGAAAAGATTAATGGTACTTACCTTAAAGGCTTACCTAAACTAAGAGAAAAAATGCACTGGCCACCAAATAAATTATACTCTAACCTTAATCAATGTGTAGCTATCACAAGTAGATTATCTTCTACTAAACCTAATCAACAAAACTTAGCACCTCTTGCTAAACAATTTTTTATAAGTAGATATGATTAAATGTCCTAAATGTGGTTGTGAACCTTTCCAACATTGGAACTATGGCTACAGTCATAAATGTCATATATGTAATACTATATGGAGACACTAATAAATCTTTATGTAGTAATTGAAGGAGGAGTTTGTCAAACTGTATATTATACAGGAGACACAGACAAAAACATTTGGGTTACAATTATAGATTATGATGATGATCCAGATAGTCATATTCAACCACCACAATCAGAAAGGACTTATTTATATTAATGAAGGAACTATACGATATTACAGTACTAACATTAATCTCACAAGGTAAAACTTCTCATGTAAAAGATGAAATTACCTTTTATAATGTTGGTGAATCTGTACGTGAAATGATTGCTCATAGTTGTAAAACTACTCTCTTTAAATTAATAAAACTACCTGAAGATAAATCTCCTGATGCTTGGAATTTAAAATATAGAACAGTAGTTAAAAAAGCAGGTACTCATTTTACAGTATCAGATACAAAACTTATTACTTTTCCAGGTATGGATCATAATGGTATTAAAGAATTTAAAGCTTGGGCTATTCAACAATTAGAAGAAACCAATCTTGCAATAGAAAATGCACAACATTATGAACCTGTAGTAACAAAGAAAAGAAATGCTTTTTTAACCTTTTGTAAATTACTTTGGACTAGAACAAAATGAATACAATCATTCTACCTGAAAATGTAGAAATCAGAGATGACAACTATTATAACATTCTAAGGGGATTAATCTATGCTGTAGATAAGTTTGGTATTGATACTATTATTACGGATTTGGAACAACTACAAGAAGAAACTAAACTAGAAAAAGAATAATGATTATCAACATAGATGTTAAAAGTCTCGAATGGTGCTCTTACTTATTCTTATCACAAGATCAAGTAGGTATTGAAGAATGGAATCAGGTATTAGAAGACCCAACTAAGAACGATATACATACAGCAAATCAAGTAGCCTTTAATCTACCTTCTAGATTGATCTCTAAGATCTTTCTATTCCGTTAAATTCAGCGGCTTTACACAGTAATGTGTATCGAAAAACTAGGTGAACTCAGGGAAACTCCTAACGTAAAGTCGAGGACAATCCTGAGCCAAGCTTAATTTATTTCTATTTAGATTAAGAAGGTGCAACGACTATCCCGACAGGGAGTAGGGGCTACCACCCCGAAGCGCCTAGCACCCAGTAATGGGTGATGATATAGTCTAATCCTTATGGAAACATAAGGTACGTATGTGGATTTATCGTGGATCTGCTTATGCATATTCTAAAGATCCAGACTTTACATCAGTTAGTAAATCACAAGACTTTTGGCAATCTGTTATTGATAATTACTATTCTAAGTATCAATCTATCTATGAAACTCACTTGCGATACATCTATGAAGCGACTACAACAGGTAAAATAATAAGTCCAACTGGTAGAACTTACTTGTTTGTTCCTAAGCAAACATACAATGGGTTAAAGTATAATGAATCTGACATAACCAATTGGCCAAATCAAGGACTAGGTGCCGATGTAGTTACAGTAATTAGAGTATTTGCAAAGAAAAGACTTGACAAATTAAAATTAAAGAGTAAAATAGTAAGTACTGTACATGATTCAATTGTACTAGATTCACCAGAAAATGAAATAGTAATTGTTGCAAATCTTTTTGATAAATTATTTCGAGATTTACCAAAGTTGCTATCTCAATATTTCTTCCTTGATTGGAATGTACCCATGAGAGGTGAGATTAAAGTAGGTCCTAATATGTTAAACTTAAAGGAATATATTTAAATGTCTGAACTTTGTATTGAAGTAAAATCAGTAGATGTTGTAAAAGCTACAACTAAAACTGGTAAGCCTTATGAATTTATTGATCTTATGTATAAGAACAAAAGTTTTCAAGATAAGGTTGAAGGTAAAAAGATAATGCCTTTTGGCAACAAAGAAGTCTTCGAGGTTCTCAAGAACTCAGAAAAAGGCGATCTCTTTTATATTGGTCGTACCAAAAATGCTGATGGTTTTTGGGATTGGGATAAAATCTCTATAGTACCTAATAGCCACGGGGCTTATAATGAAGAGGTCGGTCATAAACAATCAACCAAAGCTGCACCAACAGCAAGTAAAACCACACCTTGGGAAACACCTGAAGATAGAGCACAGAAACAACTCTATATCATTAGACAATCCTCATTAACTAATGCTGTTAATACTCTTGTTGGGAATGTAAATCCTGAAAATGTGAAATCCACAGCACAAAATTATATTGATTTTGTTCTTGGTATTGCAGAAACTCCAGATTATGATGACATTCTTTAAATATTAAATTGTACGGCTGATTAGAACAGCGCCAGACACCGTAACTGGCTATGGTGGGTTAATATTGATATACGAATTGGGTCCCCACTCTCTCCCAATGCCGGACGATACGTAACCGGCACCCTACAACAACATTATAAAAATAATATGATTCATGTTAATAATTTTATTTGTTTACATTGTGCTCATACTTTTAGCACAATCCAGAGTGAAAAAGAAATTGTAAGATGCCCTATGTGTGGTTCTCACAAAGTAGGAAAAAAGGAATACAATTACCCAAGGATCAAAATTGACAATCTTAATAGATGGCGATATAATAGCATGGAGAGTGGCCACCAGTATCAAACCTGACTCTAATCCCTATGTACTATATGAAAGGTGTAATAGATTAATAGCCTCTATCTTTATGAATACAGAAACAGACTATGAAGATTTCAGACTGTTTCTATCAGGAAAAGAGAAACCTAGTTTTAGACGTTTACTTAATCCTGAATATAAAGCTAACAGAGATAAATTAGAAACTCCAGAATTAGTCTTTACTTGTAAAGAATACCTTGACAAAACATGGGGAGCGGAGTATATTCAAAGTTATGAAGCTGATGACGCCCTTGCTTGGAACCAAACATCAAAAACAATTATCTGTACCATTGATAAAGATCTTGACATGGTTCCAGGAATGCATTATAATTTTATTACGTTTAAGAGATACGCAGTTACGGAATTGGAAGGTTTACAATTCTTTTACAAACAGATGTTAATTGGTGACACAGCAGATAATATCAAAGGTGTTTTTCGTATAGGTCCTGTAAAAGCTGCAAAGCTTATAGATCATCTTACAGAAGAACAAGATATGTTTGATGTTGTATATAATATATATAAAAATCCACAAAGATTTGTAATGAATGCACAATGCTTATGGATACAACAAGAAAGGGGACAAAGTTGGGCGCACCGACAAAACTTAAATTTAGCCAGCCCATGCAAACAAGAGGTGGATCGGATGTTAGACTTTATGACATATATGAATCTCGATACATTAATGGAGCCTATCTAGACGAAGTAGATGATATTTGGTATCCTGTTCAATGGGATTGGCAAGGTAATTACACTACAGAAACACATTGTAGTTTAGATCTTATTAATGTAGTAGATCAATTAGATGTTGCATAATGGCAAATTTGAAAGAAAAAGTATCACTTCATTGTCCTAATTGTTTTAGTAAAGCTATTTATATAGTACAACATGATTCTGATTGGGGTTCTACAAACACAATGTATAGATGTAATGATGACTCTTGTTATCCTAAAGAATCAAAAGAACAAGATGAATTTGGAGATATTTGTTTTTATCATTGTTCTGATTGTTATCATGATTGGTTTTAAATTTGGTAACTAAACGACGATCTAAGCTTGAGGAAAACTTTGAATATTTATTGAATGATTTACAAGTACAGTATAAATATGAAGATACCAAACTTACTTATACTGTACCAGAATCTAAACATACTTATTTAATAGACTGGTCTCTACCTAATAATATCTATGTAGAAACTAAGGGCTATCTATCAGATCACCAAGAACGTACTAAGTATCTTTTAATAAAACAACAATATCCTGAACTAGATCTTAGATTTGTATTTGGTGATTGTAATAAGTTATGTGGTGGTACTAAATATTCACATGGTACTTGGGCTTCTAAACATGGATTTAAATATTGTTCTATTAAAGACTATGAAATAATTAAAGAATGGTTAAATGAGACACCTAGTAATACCTGATACACAAATTAAATATGGAGAAGACTTAACATTCCTTACTTGGATAGGTAAATATATTGTAGATAAAAAGCCAGATGTTATTATTCATCTTGGTGATTTTGCTGACATGTCTTCTCTTTCTTCCTACGATATAGGCAAGAAATCATTTGAAGGTAAAAGATATGTAAAGGATATAGATGCGGCAAAAACAGGAATGGCATTATTACTTGCGCCTTTGGTTGATTTCAATATACTTAAAAGAAAGAATAAAGAGAAGCAGTATAAACCAAGACTCGTTCTCACCTTGGGGAATCACGAACATAGAATTGAACGTGCCATTGAAAACGATCCAAAACTTGAAGGATTGATATCATATGCGGATTTACCTTATACAGATTGGGAAGTACATAAGTTTCTTTCTCCTGTTATCATTGATAATGTGGCTTATTGTCATTATTACCCTTCCGGAGTTCTTGGACGTCCCATTACTTCTGCCTCTTGTATGGTTAGTAAGTTACATATGTCTTGTATCGCTGGACATCAGCAGGGCAGACAAGTTGCGTATGGAAAGAAAGCTGACGGAACTAACATCACATGTATCATCGCTGGAAGCTGTTACGAACATCAAGAAGGATATTTAAATGTACAAACAAACAACCACTGGAGAGGGATTATCATGTTAAATGAAGTACAAGATGGTTCCTTTGATGAAATGTTTATTTCCCTCCAATATTTAAAAGAAAAATATGATTAGAAAAAACGCTTTTCACAACTGTAAAAATCCATTTCAAGGATCTGAAAAAAGGATTTTAACTGTATGTTCTGCTGGTTTGTTACGGTCTCCTACATTAGCTTGGTTATTAGGACAATATAATTACAATACAAGATCATGTGGAGTGCATGATTATGCTTTAATTCAGCTTGATGATGTTCTTATTCATTGGGCAGATATTATTATATTTGTTCATCCTGACATTGCTGATGAGTTTGATATTAATCATAATAATATTCTTATCTTTAATGTTCCAGATCAATATGATTATAAACAACCAGAATTATTAAAGATTTTTAAACAAGAATGTATTACACATGGATTAATAAATGAAGAATAAATCTTCTTGGGAATCTGTAATTAAAGATATAAAGAAACGAGATAAATTTGGAATTAAAAAATATAAGATTCCATTAAACACTACAACAAAGAAAGATATGCTTCAAGAACATTATGAAGAATTACTTGATGCTGTTGTTTATATTAAAACTTATTTATTACAAAGGAAACGGAATGTTATATCCTAATTATCAAACTGGTAGATCTATTTATAATATTGCAAATCAAGCTCAGTACTCTTATGATAGAATAGCTGAAGAAAAAAGAGAAGAACAAGCAAGAAAAGATATGCAAAGATATGAAGAACAAAGAGAACGTAATCAAAGAACAGCAGATAATGTACGAAATGGAGAACTATAATGCAAGCAAATGAGTATCAAAAAAGGACTATGGACACTGCTGTTTATCCAGGAGCAGGTACAGGAGATAATACTGAGTTAATCTATCTTGGTCTAGGATTAGCCTCTGAAGCTGGCGAGGTTGCTGGTAACATCAAGAAACTTATCCGTGATGGTAAGTATGATCCTGGTAGTCTTGCTTATGAACTTGGTGATTGTTGCTGGTATATTGCGCGTCTAGCTTGGGCTGTTGGCTACGACTTCTCTGACATTTTAAAGATTAATCATGCCAAACTTACAAAAAGAAAAGAAGCTGGAACTATTAAAGGTTCTGGAGACTCTAGGTAATAAAGAACCCTTAGCTTATACACATGATAATGTTTACTTGTTTAATCAACAACGACAAATTATTAAAATTCTTAGAGAATTAATTTATGAAACTTTATGAAGTTCCACGTAATACTAAAATACGTATTATAGATGATAAAACAAGTACCCCTGTTGCATCTTATCCTGTAGAGAAAAATCAAACCCTACATTACTATAATATAGATGGTATGTATTCTTACTGTATTAATGAAGAAAATATTGCAGTGCATCCTGCTGCATGGACAGAAGTAGAGATTGTTAAATGAAAATCGCAGAGTGTAACGTAGAACTTATTGACAGCATGGGTACAGATATTTCTGTTGTGGATGCTGCTAGGGTTTCTTTTAAAAAGAAAAGTTATTACCTGTATGATGACGACGACCCAAATGTTGAGTATCTTTCAGATAAAGATAAAAAACTATTAAAGTATTTAGCAGATCATAATCATATTATCCCATTTGCTCATGCCTTTTTATCTTTTAGGATTAAAGCCCCTATCTTTATTGCTAGACAACTTGGTAAACATCAAGTAGGTCTTGCTTGGAGTGAAGTTTCACGTAGATATGTAGATGAAGAACCTGAATTCTTTTTCCCTAAAAAGTGGCGAGGAAAACCTTTAAATTCTAAACAAGGTAGTGATGGAGTTTTTGATCCTAATCAACCATTATATAATTTAGATGTATGGTCAAGAGCTATCTGCGCAAGAAATCTTGCTATTTATAATCAAGTTATTATAGATGGATTGTGTCCTGAACAAGCACGGACATTTCTTCCACAAAATATGATGACAGAGTGGATCTGGTCTGGTTCTTTACTTGCATTTATACGTGTATGTAATTTACGCCTAGATCCACACACACAAAAGGAAACACAAGATGTTGCTAAACAAATTGCCTATTATCTTGATCAAAGATTCCCCAATTCTTGGGAGGTAAGTAAAAAATATATTGAAAACATTTGAAGAAATATGTGAACAATTAAAGGGGACTGATGAAATAACTTTACTTGAAGTACTTAATATATCCAGTGAAGAAATTGTAGAAAGGTTTCAGGATTTAATTGAACTAAAATTAACATTCTTCCAAAAAGACCTAGAAGAAGAGGAAGATAATGACTTCAATCCCTAAGCCCTGGGTTGGTAAAAAAATACTCACCAATCCAGAGTTTAAAGAAAAGCATAAACAAAGAAAAATAAAAAAACAACTTCTTAATTCCTTATTAGTTTTAGATTGGGAAGAGGAAGTTAATAACTATAATAACAATAAGAATAAGGTTATAAATGATCAGACAGTATTTTAATAATACTTTTAGTGAGACCATCTTCCATCATAAATATGCTAATGGTCCTGATGATACATGGGGAAATCTAGCAGAGCGTCTTGTAGAAGATGTATGTGGTTCTAGGGGTAATAAACATACCCCTTTAATGTCTCTTGGAGACAGACAACAACTTATAGAATATATTAAGGGTTTTAAATTTGTACCTGGAGGTAGGTACTTATGGTATGCAGGTAGGAAGAATCATTATTACAACAACTGTTACTTACTCAGAGCTGAAGAGGATACTAGAGAAGAATGGGCAAATCTAACACAGAGGGCTGTCAGTTGTCTGATGACTGGTGGTGGCATTGGAATAGATTACAGCATTCTAAGACCTTCAGGGAAGCCCTTGAGTCGTACTGGTGGCTTGTCTTCAGGCCCAATACCTTTGATGCAAATGATCAACGAAGTTGGTCGTGGCGTCATGCAAGGGGGATCACGTCGATCTGCTATATACGCCTCATTAAACTGGCAGCACGAAGATATACAAGACTTTTTACAAGCAAAAAACTGGACTCCACAGATACGTGATTTAAAGGAAAAGGATTTTAATTTCCCAGCACCATTAGACATGACTAACATTTCTGTTAACTATGATGATGCTTGGGGATTTGATCCTAATAATCCAGTATTCTTGGCTAACTGTAAACAAGCTATGAAAACAGGAGAACCAGGATTTAGTTTTAACTTTGGGGATAAACAAAATGAAACATTACGTAATGCTTGCACAGAAGTTACGTCAGAAGATGATAGTGACGTATGCAATCTTGGTAGTATCAATATTAGCAATATATCATCTTTGGAAGAGTTCAGTTCTGTGTGTAAACTTGCCTCCAAATTCCTTATTTGTGGGTCATTACGTGCCGACCTTCCCTACGAAAAAGTATATAAAGTCAGAGAAAAGAATCGTCGTATTGGATTGGGTCTTATGGGAATCCACGCATGGCTCTTGCAACGAGGATATAAATACGAAGTAGTCCCTGAGTTACATAAATGGTTAGAGGAGTATAAAAATGAATCTGAACGAGCAGCTAATGAACATTGTGAAAGATTGTTCATCTCAAAGCCAGTGGCTTTCCGAGCAATCGCACCAACAGGTACAATTGGTATCCTCGCAGGAACAACTACAGGCAGTGAACCATTGTTTGCAGTTGCTTACAAACGTCGTTATCTCACTGATGGAACGAAGTGGAAGTATGAATACGTTATTGACTCAACTGCCGACTTATTAATTAAACAATATGGAATTGATCCCAACACAATTGAAACTGCCTATGGATTATCCTCAAATTACGAACAACGAATCAAGTTCCAAGCGGACATACAAGATTACGTGGATATGTCAATTTCCAGTACAATCAATCTTCCCTCTTGGGGTAGTAAAAATAATGATGAAGGATCTATCATCAGCTTTGCACAGACGCTTGCTACGTATTCTCCCAGGCTCAGAGGATTCACATGTTATCCAGATGGAAGTAGAGGAGGTCAGCCTTTAACAGAAGTACCTTATGAAGAAGCATTAAAACATAAAGGTATTACCTATGAAGAAAATATAGATAGGGCTTGTACTTCAGGGGTCTGTGGTGTATAAAACTATCTTTGGTATAACCTTCATTACAGGATTTAGTATAGGAATAGAATTCCCACATATGACACAACAACTATTTACTTGTGCAATTGACTTAGGGATAATTAGATTTGTGCTTGTCCGACAATTAATTGCGAGTTAGTTATGAATTTTAAAGAACATTTTGTTAATATAGATTGCTTATTGTTTCCAAAGTTAGAACTTACTGGTGGAGAACCGATGAAACCTTTGTACATCTTCGATCTTGATGGCACGCTGGCGCTGATTGAGCACCGCTTGCCGTTCATTGTGGCGCCTGCCTGCCCGCATTGCGGCTGGCACAAGGAATGCGACCACGCACGCGACGGCACGCGCCCAGCCTTCAAGAAGGATTGGCGCGCTTTCTTTGGGGCCGCGCATGCTGACGTTCCCAACAAGCCGGTGATCCAAATCATGCAGGCGCTGCGTGATGCTGGGGCCGAAGTGTGGATCTGGTCCGGCCGCAGCGACGAATGCCAAGAGGCCACGAAAGACTGGCTTGCCAAGCACTGCGGGGTGAAGTTCGGCGGCTGGTTCGCCGCGCCCGAAGCGTTCCGCATGCGCAAGGCCGGCGACTACCGCGATGACGTGGTGGTGAAGTCGGAATGGTTGTCTCAGATCGAGCCGCCAGAATACAAGCGCCTCATGGCCGTGTTTGAGGACCGCGCACGGGTGGTGCAGATGTGGCGTGATGCTGGCGTGCCCTGCTTCCAGGTGGCGGCGGGTGAGTTCTAACGGCTGGCGTAACGGGAGAACGAAAGCCCCGCGACATTCTGGAGAGACAGGAAACGAGCAGATCGGAAACGGTGATCCAGGAGCGCAGGAAGGCCAAGCCCTCAAGCCGCGCGGCAAGCGAGGGGAGATGCGTGTAGCAGCACCGTGACAGCCGGAGAGACGGCAACGAATTTTCAGTAGCGCAGACTGATCCGGTAAGAGCGGAATAGACAAACCGGACGAAGGACTGAACGCGAATGGCGCCATGAGAAAGACAGCAAGATTTTCCTGAAACAGCATTACAAGGAGATATATTACATCATTTAGATGGTTCTTATTATGTTTATGTAGAATCTAAATGGATACCATTAAAAGAATCTATAAACATTATATATGAAGTATAATAAAAAAGCCCCTTAATTGGGGCTTTTCTTTTACTTCTTAGGTTTTACTTTTTTACATGCCATAACTATCTCCTAAAATTAAATAATCCTTGATGCTCAATCTTTCTAACAGAGGATAAATTATTAGGAACTTTACCTTTATTATTTGTAACTTCCCTAATATCAGCAGGAACTAGAGCTTTATATGCTCTTGTCTGTAGTTGATTCTTAATATTAGCATCTGTAGCTCCAAGCTGAATAAGCCTATCAAGATACTCAGGTTTTAAAGTCTGATTATACAAAGTAAACATCTGTTTAATTTTGTCATTAAAAGCTTTAGTCTTAAATTGATCTTCAATCTTTTGATCAGTTCTAAATCTTTCCTCAGTACTCATATTACCCATCCAATGAGCTACCTTTTCTTTTGGTCCTTCCTCCATAAGAGCAGAACTGTCAGAACCGGAAGCAATCATATTGGTATCTTTACCCATCACAGTAGTCTTGTTAGCTCCTGTAGCTTCCATAAGAGCATTTTTCATAGGACCACGCATAGCCACATCAGTGATAGCTTGCTTTAACTCATTCTTAGGAACATCTTTAACAAGATTCTTTCCTAATGTAGTAGCACCAGAAGCCATATGTAGTATATTAGTATGCACAGGCATTAACCTACCTGCTTCTCTTGCCACTTCACTAGCAGCTTTGTTACCTTCAACCATAGAAAGTAATACAGATAACATAGTACCTGGTAATGTTTCAGTGGTTCTAGCAGAAGCACCTATATCAACACCTGTTTGTTGAGAAAGAACACCATAAGCAGTTAGCTTGGCTAATGCCTCTTTGTCTTCTACAACATTATCAAGACTTATTACACCTTTAAGAACAAGATCAAGAGCAGATGGTATATCCCACTCAGGTTTCATCTTCATAAAGAATTGACGCATAGTTTCATACTGGTTCATTACTGGGCCTGTAATAGCCCCTCCCAGTAGCGTAGCAGTAAGTCCGTACATAATAAAAGGTGCATATGACCTTAACTTAGTAGGATTATCAGTCATCCTCTTTACATCAGCAACAAGATTACCAACAGTCATTTGCCCAAAGGTTTGTAATGGTCTAAGACCTTCACCTATAATACCACCTAAGTGTTGAAATATAGGAGCAGTTTCCCCTCTAGTATATGCACCAAAGTTAGCATCAATAGCTTCAAGAGCTAAAGTTTTTGCTTCTACTGATGTATGACCTATATCTTTATAATGTGTATAAAAATACGCATATCCCACAGTTCTAGAAATAACATCACAAGCTTCTTGTGGTTTCCTCATTGCTACCCAATCCTTTACACCCTCAAGAAGTTTATTCTCACCTTTCATGTGAAGAGTATTAAGAAATTGTGGTTCTATAACATCTGTAGTTTGGGTTACTTGGTGTAAGGATTGCATTAACTCTGAATCACCAGTAAATAACTTATACATTCCTTTGCCAAAAGAACCTATAGTAAGAAAACCATTGTCTATAGCACCATGACGCATAGCAATAACAGGATTAAGCAACTGTACAACACTCATTGCTAATGATGGTAAAACTTTAAAAAGATAGAAGGTACTTATAGCAGCAGACTGCATAGTTTTATATACAGGATCCTTTGGATTAAAAAGTTTGTTGGGATATAAACTTTCATAAATCGCACGAGCCATCTTATCTGTAGATTCATAAATAGCTTTATCAAAAGCTTCAAACTTATTAGGATTAAAATTAAGAGCAGAATCCCTTATCTGTTGCATAGCTGCATGTGTTTGTGGCTTATTAGTTCTTAATGTTTGATTTTCTAACCAAGGATCAATCTCATGTTTAATAATCATAGCTTTGTATTGAGATTGAAACTCTTGTACATAATCCTGAATACCCTGTTTAAAACTATGTCCTAATTCTTCAGGAGTAAAGCCAAGTTCAGAACCTTTATAACCAGAGATATTAAATCTTTGATCATGATGGTGTCCCATCTTACCACCACGAGTAGCTAATTTTAATTTTAACTCAGCAGCTTCATGACTAACATCTACATTATATTTGTTATATAGATAACTATCAAAAACATCAATCATCTCAAATACACCTGGATGTTTAGGACCATCTTTGACATTCTCAATTAGACCCATTTCAAAATGATTACCTAATTGTGGTTCCATCTTCTTTACCCAAGCTTCAGCAGCCACTTGAGTATTAAAATGTTGTCTATGGGCTACAGTATCTCCAAATCTAATATTAACAAAATAATCACCTCTACGCATAGCAGGATAATAACCTGGTGCTTTCCGTATAATATCTTTTTTACCTAAAGATCTTTCTAAAGACTTTTGATGAGTAAAAGCTCTATCCATCATAGCACTAAAAACTAAATAGGCATTCTTTTCTTTATCAGAAAGATGTTGTCCATATGTAGCAAGAGAATCTTGATGTTCTAAACCATCTTCCCAACCCTTCTTAAAGACCTCATGTAATCTAAAACTTTCTATGTTAGTTAAAGATTTCCAAACCATCATAGGAGAATCTGGTAGTTTTACCTTAGAGAATCTCTGAAAAATGGGTGCATCTTTCCATGCTTGAAGGGAATATCAAGATACCATAAATTATTAGTAGCATTTGAAGCTTTTAATTCAGCACTTCTAATAGTATGATGTGCATCTTGTAGGATTTGATTATTCTTAAAGATACCAGCTAATGTGGTTTTCCCAAATAATTTCCTAGCTAACCACGGACCACTACCACCAATAAAGTCTAAAGCCTTTAAAGAGAAATTAACAACATCTGGCATATCCTGTATGGCTTCTTTATGTTGCCACTTAATAGGATTGTTATCTTTGTCAAAAACTTCAATAGGTTTTTCTCTAATTTGCTGTAAAGTTTTATTGGCAAAAGGATAAGTATTATCTTTATCATACAAGATAAGTTTATCATTTTGTTCAGTTTCAGTTTTATTCCACAAAACTTCACCAGATTTCTTTATAGACTCAGCATTTCTATTACGAATATCTTGTATAAGATCATCAACAGCGTCAAACTTATTAATCTTTATTCCCTGCTTGTTTAACCAAGAGGTCATAGTATCAACAACACTACGTATTTGTTTAGCTATCTTAAATCTTTTATCTGAGAATCTATCAAGTAAAGTAGTTCTAATAAGACTATCAGCAGTACGTTCAGCAAAATATTCATCAAACAGAGAATGATACTTTTGATATTCAGCTCGATTAAGACTATTAAACCAAGTGATAGGTTCTATTTTATTTTTCTTAGCCCAATCATTAAAACCTTGTATTAAAGTAGTAAATCTCTCATTAGTAACATTATCAAACTTTAACCACTTAGTAAAAATATAGTGTCCAAATTCATGACCCACAACTTTAGCAACAACAAAGTGTGCGTAATTCTCTGGAGATAACTTTTCTACAATAGGACGAGTCTTTGGGTTATTCATATACACATCACGATTAGTTAAATGTGTTTTTAGATCAATATGAATAACAGCAGAGTTACCCTGAAACTTAATCTCAGACCTGTCGCTATCAATAATATAAAGTTTATCAAGATCTAAACCAAGATCTTTAACAAAAGCTTCTACAGTCTCTACAATCCCAGGTGCTTGTCTAACTAACTCTTTATCCACATGAGTATCTTTACCTGTTACAGTATCAAATAGTTCTGGATTGTTTATAAAAGCATCAATAGGATGTTTCTCTGCTATTAATATATCTGAGACATGAGAATACTTTTGTATAGGCGAAACATTCTCTACATCTAACAAAGATGCATCAATAGTAGGAAGACCACTAGATTCTTGTTTTCTAAGTTGTGCTTCTAGTCTATCCATAGATTGTTTTTTATTAGCAATCTTATCTTGTAACCTTAGAATTTGTTTTTGTGTTGCTTCTGTTTGTGGAGTCTCTCTTAATTTATTTATAGATTGTTGTAGTTTATAAATTTGGTTTGCTACATTCTGATTAAAAGTCTTAACTCTTTCAGCAGTAATAGGTTTAATTTCAGTCTTAATAGGAGGAGTATTAATATGCTCTTCTCTAAGAGGATATAAAACATTATCAAGTTTGTCTTCTATCCAACGAAGACGTTGTGCTAATTTACTTTCTTCTAAAGTACCAAAAGGAGTAATCCCATCCTTATAATCTTGTTCTTGTTTCTTTAATCTATCTCGTATAGATTCTAATCTATTAATTTGATACTCTAATTGTTTACCTAACTTTGGATCACCTAGTTTATAATGAGGTCCTTTAGGTTCAATTGGATTTCTACTTTCAATAGGACGATCTTTTAAGAACTCTTCTGTAGCTTTTTGTTGTTGTACCTCATCAAAAATTTCACCATACTTTGACCAAATATCAGCATCAGGAGTACTTGTAGATTTCCATTCTTGACTTCTATCCCAATTTACATTACCAGGAGGATGCTCATTTAGGGGCTTTGTAGGCTCTTCTAAGGGCTTTAAACTGACAAGCTCAGGAGTAGGTATAGGCTCTTCTACTTTAGGAGCTTCTAGGGGCCTTGCTGTGGCTTCTGTAGGCCTTTTAGAAGCACGTTCTAACTCAACACCAAGACTATCAAAAAGATCTATCTGTTTATCTGTAAGTTTAACACCAGAATTAGCAAGAGACTTGAGATCGTCATACCTTTGTTGCTTTTCTTCTAATGTCCATTTACCTGAAACAGTTTCCTCTTTAGGAACACCCATAATAGAATTAAGATGTTCAAGATCAGATTCTAACTTTAATCTTTGTTGATAAAGAAACTCTTGTTCTTTCTGTAAATCTGGAGATAAGTTATCAGAACCTTGAAGTTCTTGTTCTTTTTGTTTAACAAGATTAAGTTTATTTTCTACATTTTTAATAGCAGATTTATACAGAGTATCTTTTACATTTGATTCTATTGTAGGAGGAACATCAGCTTTAGGTTTAATATCACGTAGAGGTTTGAGAGGAACATGGAAACCACCAGTATGACCAGCTAGGGGTAATCCAATTTCCATTAAAGCTTTATTAACAGCTTCAGTATCTTCTTTACCTTGCTCTGTCGTTGGTTGATATGTAAATTTTTCCATACCAGAACTAAAAGGTTTCTCAGCTTCTTGTGGAGATTTACCAGTTAATACAGCATTCCAAGCACCTAAAGCTCCACCCAAAGCACCAGCAGTTAAACCGGAACCAACAGAAGCAATTGTTTCAGGTACAGCTATTAAAGGCTTTACTACCGACGTAGCTATATCTCCTAAAGGAGTATTAGGATCTATCTTAGGAAATAAAGAAGTGTCTTTCTGTTTTACATTAGTAGCTTTAATTCCCTCATCTACAGGAATTTTATCAACAAGAGATTGTGATTTTGGTGGAAGAGAATCCACATGATTTTGCATCTGTTGAAACTCTTCTGGTGTAGGAGTATGATCTACCTCAAAAGTATAATCTTTATAAGAATACTTAGCCATAACTTTCCTTAATTTTAATCTACTTGTTTCCAGCCATTAGGTAAATTAGTAGATGGTATAATATTAGGAGCAGCACCTTTAATATTTAAAGCTCCTGCTTGTTGAACAGCACTTGGGAAATTCTGAACCTGACCTGACTGTTGTGTAGCAGGAAGATTCATATTACTACTATTATAAGCAGCAGCTTGAGAACTAAGTTTATAATTACGTGCATTTGTAATTAAAATTTCTGCTGCCTCCTTATCTCCTGCTTCTTGTCCAGCAAGAATTCTTTGTGATCTAGCAACAGCTTGATCTAGAGTTAATGGTTTCTCACCAGGTTTTTGTACTCTAGCTAAAGCAGCTTGAAGTAAGTATTGACCTCTAATCTCAGCAGTATTAGCTTGATTCTCACCCATTTGCTTATACTGTTCCATCTTCTGTAAATGCTCAGGAGTATTAACAAGAATATTCTGTAATTTACTTAATACATCACCTTGTGGTTGCTGTGGTTGTTCTTGTGATTGTTGAACCATATTAGATAATACAGGAGGTTGTCCATTAAGTTCTGTAAGAATTCTTTGTTTCTCTTTTAATAAATCTTGTTTATCTTTCTCCTTAATTTTAGGATTACTTAAACCTCTATTAATCTCATTAATCATGTAATTAGCAGAGGGCATATCAGGAGTATTCTTATAATCTGTTCCCATTGAAGCTAACATATCTTTTTGTTTTGATATATTACCAATAGGACTAACTTGTTCTTGGGGTTGCATATTAAAACCAATACTACCTTGTGGTTGTCCTTGATCTAATCTACCTGTATTCCAATCTGATAATACTTTACCCATAAAGAGTTTATTTGTATTCTCTTGATTAATAGCAGGGATCTCAGTATCTACAGTACCCATAGCCTTTTTACCAGCAGCCACCTGAGAATTCATTTGTCCCATATAACCATCAAGCATAGACTTCCTATACTTAGGAGAACCCATTTGATCTTGTGCATGAGCAGCTTGCCATTGTTTAATCATAAGATCAAGAGGTTGTTCATTCTGTTCTTTTTGATTATTGAGAAAAGCTTTTAAGATTTCCTCTTCTGATAGTTGCTTTGCATTAGCAGCATTAATACCTTGATAGTAAGCACCAAGAGCGAAATCCGGTTTATAATCAGTTTCTATTTGAGCAAAAGACATTGTTATTCTCCTTGACCTTGTTGTATTCTTTGTAGAACTTTAACAAGATTATCTAGAGTAGATGCATCCATAGAAGAATTATTCATGTTAGAATAATTATTATTTTGTTGGCCAGTAAAACCTAATGCTGACATTAATGGACTAGAATAACCTTGATTACCTAATTTATTAGCAGCAAGAAGTTCTTTATACCCTTCCATATCAGGTTTAATCATAGCACCAGCAGGTTGTTGTAGGCTACTCTGATACTTTTGTGCTACCTCCGCCATTGCTTTAAGTAATTCAGGATCAGTGGTAGCACTGTTACTACGCCTACCCGCAGCGGCATTCTTAATATCCTGTGCTCGTTTAAGGGCATTAACTTGATCAGCAACAATAGGAACACTATAAGGATTAGTAGTCGCTTGTTGTAATTGTTGTTGATAGAAAGGACGTTGTGATGCAAAAGGATCTATAGCTGCTTGTTGTTGGTTAATTATATTCTTAGACTGTTGTGCATTTTTAGTGTTTTGCTTACCAGTAAGTAAAGCACTAATAATACTACCAAGACCTGAACTTAATTGACCTCCGCGTTGTTGATTTTTATTTTGACCAAACAATCCACTAAGACCACCAAGCATTTTAGTTAAAGTATCTCCCCAAGATGTACTTTGAGTTTGTCCTTCTGGTAAAGACATACCTTGGTAATTAGCATATCCTGGAAATGAAAAATCTGTCATACCATTTTGACCTTGATTCATTTTAAATAAAGAATCAAGACCATCCAGATTAGAATAATCTATATTACCTAAATTAAAATCACTTTGACCAAAATTATTTTTTGGAAAGAAACTATAATCTGTTTCTTGACCAAAACTTGGAGTTGCTCCTACACTCTCATCCATATACCCACCAAATCCGCCTTCCTGCCCTTGAGCGGTATCATCTGAATAAAACTGTTCTTCTTCTGGCATATTAAACCTCGTATTTCCCTGAAATTATTATTGTGTTACCTGTTGCTGTCCATGAACAGGGATAACAACGGTTATTTGTAGAATCTAAATATCCTGTACCTAAACCTAAACTTGTAGTTTTATCAGCTATCAATACAGCATCATCTTGTGTAGGATTAACAGGTAAATCACAGTAGGTAGTTCCTGCTGTAGAAGAAGTAGTAGCTGTACCTGTACATGTAATAGTTACAGTATAAAAAACTGTTCTACCTAATCTAGAATATCTACCAGCATAAGTAGCACCACCAGTTCCTGTAACTACAGTTAGATTAGTAAATATAGGTGTCCAAGTACCTTGGATAGATCCTGTTAAAGCTGTATATTCAGAACTCTTTAAGTGATAATATTCTGTAGCAATACCCCCTTGCAGACCTGATAAACTATTATGAGGGCCAGCGGATAATGCAGTATGTTCTGCTGCTGTTAGGTGATAATGCTCTCCTGCCGTACCACCTTGAATTCCTTGTAAACTATCATGGTCTCTTGCAGCAATATCAGTTATATTAGAACCTGCAAAGTTAATTATATACCAAGGAACAGAACCAGATGTAGAAACATAAGCTCTTAGTTGTCGATACCATTCAAGCCAAGTAAAAGAACCAGGTTTATCTTGAATCGGAGGAGGTGGTAAAGCGCCAGCAGCCATTAAGAAGTCCCTTCAGTATAACATAATTCTAAAGCTTCAAATCTTATATTTGATGTACCATAGTACAATATAAAAAATGATCTACGTCTAAAAGATCCTAATTGATAAATAATAGGAGCACCAAATCCCTCTGTATTACTAGAAATTAAATCAACAGTTATTGGTCCTATATCAGATTGATAATCATCATCGGAGTATGAAAAATTTAAAGTCTCATTTACTAGAGGATCATTATCACGATCTAAAAAGAATCTAACAGAGTGTAATCTTTTTCTATTTATAGTATCCATATCATACTTATTAGTTCTAATAGAAACTAAGATAGAAGATACTGTAGGAGTAATATCCCAATAAAGTCCAGGATTTAAATAATAAACATACCCTGAATTTGTCCCTTGTAGATATACCCTACCAGTTCCACAATCGGTAGCATGGTTATAAGCAAAGACATTATTAACTCCAGGTGGAGACTGCGATGACCATTCATGCCATAATTTCTCATCTACATCATATACAAAAGTTCTATTAGCAGTACTTAAATTTATGACATAAAACATATGGCCTTTTGTTCTAACTCCGAATCCTGCACATAAAGATAAATTAACTTCAGAATCTATGATACGATCAATGAATTCATCTGAAACTCTCTTAGGTTGGAAGCCATCTATAAACCAGACTGCCCTACCACCACTCTCAGATTGTCCTATGAAAGCACAATATCTTTCATTTTGATATATACAGTGATTAGCTGCACAACCTGTTTGAATAATAGCAGATTCATTTCTATTAAATGGAGATCCACTTGCATTAGCAGCATCATAAAAGAATTCTGTAGAAGTAGACCCAAAAGCTACAATTTGATTATTCTGTCTTGATAATCCCACAATAGGATCTGGAAAACTTTCTGCTGATACAAAATTACTAGAATTCCAACTACTTGGTGTATCAAGATCACAAGAGAATATATCAGATCCTTTTGAAAGACAAATATAACCATCTAGAAATACAGGAGTTGGTACATGAGGTGTTGGAAAATCAGGATCTGAGATAAATGTATGTACAAAAGATGAATTTATATACCAACCGTGCACACCATCACATATAAATAGATAATCTCCAATTATAGAAGAATTACCTAAAACCATTCCTACTTTACCTGTGGTAGTTGTCATTGTTATAACAGCAGTGGGAACACCTCCACCACCAAAAGGATTATCTTTATATATTGTATCATCAATAGCAGCAAATAAAGCTCCATTAAAATAAATAAGACCTCTACCTAAATTACTACCTTCTCCCGGATCACCTTGAAATTGTTTATATACACCAACACCAGGTCTCTTTACTAAAGCTACTCTTGTTTGATCTGTTTGTTCTATTTTCCTAGACTCAGGAAAACAATTTATAAATCTTTGATCTTTATCAGGATCAATACCACGATTAGAATAAGCACCAAATAAAGGTATTTTAACTTTTTGTAATAAACCTACTTGAGTTTTTTGTGCCATTATCTACCCTTTACTATCTTAGGTTTAATTAAATTAACTAAAGTTTTACCAGCATTATTATAAGTTTGTTTTCTCTTGCTATCCATATTCTCTCCATTACTATTTAAAGAACTCAGGAAAGAACCTAAACCAGAAGATAAACCCCCCTGTATAGCACCTTGTAATGGATTCTCTTTGTTGAATACACTTTGTAAAGCTCCACCAACACCACCACCAATTATATTAGAACCTGTCTGCCCAAATATACCACCTAGATTAGAAGATACTAAATCTCCAGCAGCGCCACTTAAACCAGACCCAAGTCCACTAAGAAGGGCACTAGAACCACCTTTATTTAAAGCTCCTAAAGCACCAAGACCACCCCTAACAATACCATTACCCACAGTAGTACCTAATCCTGTAGCTTGTCCTAAACTTTGACCAACACCACCTAAATTAGCAGCACTTCCTAAAACACTAGCAGCGGCACTAAGATGATTTCCAGACTGTAGGTTAGCAAGTGTAGTCATAGCCAAACCTACAGGTGCTAATGGTGTAAAACTTAATGCTGTACCTATTGCTTTAAATATAGTAGGTAAAGTTCCATTTCTTTGATGTTGATATTGATTAATATCTTTATTAGTCCATCCTGGTAGTTGTTCTACATTTTCAGCAGGAACATACATACTATTCTCGTCTATATTCTTTACTAACTTTGACCAAGAATCTAAATCATTATATTCTCTAGCTAAACTCTGATTAAATCTAGTATGACCTCGTGTATCTTTTCTTTCTATAGAATTAGGACTGGTATAACCAAATATAGATTCGTCTATAGGAGTAGGATCAAATTTATAACCAGCAACTTTACCATTATTAATAAGAGGTGTAGAACCAAATAAAGTATTTAAACCTTTTATTTGTTCATCAATATTATTACCAGGTAAACCATAAGTTAAATTTGTATTATATGGAGGAGGTTTATTATTTAATAATTGACCTAAAACTTCCCATTTTTCAAGATCCCCACCAGGAATTATAGCTGGTGTATACTGTTGCCCATCAGGGAAATATAACTCTCCCTCTTTAAGACTATTAATATTAACAGGATGATCTTTATTGTACTGAGATGTTAATTCTCTTATAGTATCGTCTAAGCTTTTATAACCAACACCAATATTATTACCAGTTTGATCTAAGATATTATACTTACCACCACCAATATCTTGTTGTGTATATCCTTGTGTTCCCCATTGTGCTAAACTAGGATCCTGTCCTTGATAATAAAACTGATCTTTATATTTTGCTACTTTATCTCCAATAATATTAGCAACATTAGGATCAAAGTTATTACCCGCTTTAGTCCAACCTGCTCTTGTTATTAAAGAGTTAGAATCACTAGGATCAATATCCCCTTTATAATAACTCTGATTGTGATATTGTGTAGTAGGAATGTCTGTAAAAAGATTTGATAAACTTGTATCAATCTCACCACCTGTTGTTTTAAAACCAGATCCTAATAAAGACTTTTGTATATTCTCTGGAATAGAATAATCTGTATCTCCATAATAATAACGTTGTCCACCTAGAGTTGGTAAAGCAGCACCAGCAAAATCACTTGTCTCTTGATCTGGAGATTGATTACTTGCTAATTTTCTACCAGCACCCCAAAATTCTTGAGGTGCTGATTGATCTTGTAGTTGTGTATTAAAGTTCATTTGAAATGATGTAGGGTCACTTGCACCCAAACGCATCATTTCATTCTTTTGTCTTTGACTACCAATCTTTGCTCTGTTTATTGCATCTGCAATTTGCTCTTGACTTAGTATTTGTGTAGGATCATTAGATTGCATTACCAGTTCCTAAGATCTCTTTGGAAGAACATTGATCCTTCTTCTAAACCAAAGTTAAGAGCCTCTTGTTTAATAATAGTCATTTCTTGCCAAAGTTGTTTTCTATCTTGTAAAGATATACCATATTCAGGAGCTAACCTACAAGCAAGACCATAAGCTAGCGCATCAAACCATTCTTGAGGAAAGTCTGGTTCATCAGTACTAGCATCAAAATCCTCATAAGGACGTTGATAATAAATAACCACAGTATTAGCAGCAGCTTCTACACTTGTAGGCGTAGGAAATAAATACAAATCCCCATAGTTCCTTTGGGGGTCATAAAAATATTGTATAGGATTTCCACCTACAGTTTTATTACCCAACATATTATATTCTTGTCTAGTAAGACCACGCATAGGAATATCAATATTAGAAGTTATATTCCTATTTAAAGCTTGAGTAATCTTTAAAGGTTTAGGAGTATTAACAGTTTGTGAATCTCCAATCCTATAGTTATTTGTACCAGCAACAAGAGTGATTGTATAAGATTTTATTGCCCACAAAGAAAGACCATCCGCCATCCATGCCTTTACTAATGTGTTTAAAGCATATTGTGCATCATTAGTTTGATTAGTATTAGGAGTAGCACCAGAAGCTAACACTCCAAGTAATCGAAGTGCTCGCTTAATTATTGTATCTCTAGATATAGCAAAATCAGCAGAGCCACTTGTACTCATGGTTTATTTCCTTTTATTAAAGCAAAAAACGCCATAACTGAACCTGCAATAATACCAACCCATTTGATAACATTAATTAACCAATGAGCAGCTTCCCAAGTTTTTACCAAATCTTTTACTACAGGAGTTAAATCTTTTTCA